TTTAGACCAGAGGTGGTTGCCCGACCCTTGCGGTCCCGTGAGCACGACAAGCGTTTTGTTCATCATAATCAGTACCTTTATCTAATTATAACATAAATAATCTCGACTGTATATACAGTCGTTTTAGGTATATACCATATGGCAAATCCAAAGATTAAAATAAAGCGATCTAGTGTCGCTGGAAAGGTACCACATTACCCTAGTACACTGGACTTAGGGGAATTTGCAATCAATACTGCAGACGGTAAGGTCTTCATTGCTGCAGGTGTAGATGGTGTGGGAGTAGGAGTAACTGTCAGAGAAGTCGGACTTTCTACAGAAAATGTTCTAGCACAAACGTTAGTTGTTGACGGACAATCTACATTCAATAACGTATCGTTTACAGCAGATGCAACTTTTACAGGTGATAATTATAATGTTGTCTGGGATAAAAGTGATAATTCATTAGAGTTTGCAGATAACGCAAAGGCAGTTTTTGGTGCAGGGTCAGACCTTTCCATATACCATACAGGAAGTCACTCATTCATTGATGATACAGGTACAGGTAATCTAAAGGTTAGATCAAATAATTTTAGAATAACAAATGGTGATGAGTCAAAATTATATGGTGCATTTACACCTAACTTAGTAGAATTATATAATAATAATACAAAACGTTTTGAGACTACCTCGATAGGGATAGAGGTAACGGGACACAGTGAATTAGATAATCTAAAATCAGTTGGTATCGCTACATTTTCAAATAATGCTATACATGCAAATGTATATTCAACTGGTATATCAACGATATCTGGATTCCGTTTCCCCACAAGTGACGGGAATGAAGACCAGGCAATGGTCACCGATGGAAATGGAAATCTATCGTTCAAAACTCTTTCTGGTGGTGGTGGGGGTGCCACAGGTTCTGCTACTACCATATCTGCAGGTATAACAACTGCAATAGCAGGTCAAACTATATTCAGCACACCACATCCACACAATGATGGCACAAATACTTTTAGTCATCAAATATTTGTCAATGGAGTAAAGATGAGACCTGGTAGTGCAGGTGCATCTACAAGAGATTTTGTATCATCAAGTAATAGTACAATAACTTTTGATTCTGCGTTATCTTTGAATGATGAGGTAAGATCTGTTGTATATTTTGGACATACATTTGATGAGGAATTTTTTACTGCTACAGCAGGTCAAACTCTATTTGCTCTAACAGGTAATCTATCTGCACAGAAAAACTTTAAGGTATATGTAAACGGAGTCAAACTAAGAAACGGTACAGACTATGGTGTATCTGCACCTGTGACTTTGAATGTAGCATGTCAAGCAGGTGATCATGTGGAAATAACTTGTGACACTGCTGATGATCAATTCACCGCTACACAAGGTCAAACAAGTTTTACTCCAACCAATGCTGACATATCTGCTAGTAATATGCAGGTGTATCATAACGGTTTGATACTAAACCAAACAGAGGACTTCACTATTGGTAGTCCTTCTGTTGCATTGACAGATGGTGCAGGTCTCACTGCAGGTGATCAAGTAGATGTTGTCATTAGACGATCCTAAATAAGAACATGGCAAATCCCCAAACACGACAAGAATTAGCAGAGTACGGTAAGAGAAAACTTGGTGCTCCTGTGCTTGAGATCAATGTTGCTGACGAGCAAATAGAGGATCTACTAGATGATGCTATTATGATATATCAGAACCGTCACATGGACGGTGTTGAGTTGATGTATCTAAAACATAAGATAACCAATCAACTAACTGACACCATTCAAGCATCAAACGCTGACGGTGCTGAAACTTCTACAGGTATCACAACTACAACTGCTACAGGTAATATCACAGGTATAGGTACAACCACATTCTCATACGTCGAGACTCAAAATTATATACAGATACCAGATGCAGTCATAGGTATAGAGAGAGTATTCAAGATTGACAATAGATCAATCAGCACAAACATGTTCAATATCAACTACCAGTTGTTCTTGAACGAGATATACTACTTTAGTTCTATGGAACTATTGCAGTACACGATGGTCAAAAGATATTTGAATGACTTAGACTTCATATTACATCCTGATAAACAAATAAGATTCAATAGAAGACAGAATAGATTATACCTTGATACAGATTACTCTAGTTTGAAAGAAGATGATTACCTAATTATTAAGTGTTACAGAGTATTGGATCCTAATGATTATCCTAAAATATACAGTGATCCATTCTTGAAAAAATATTTCACAGCATTGTTGAAGAAACAATGGGGTCAGAACCTCATCAAATTCCAAGGTGTGAAATTGCCAGGCGGTGTAGAACTCAATGGCAGACAGATATATGATGATGGCGTTGCCGAGATAGATGCACTTGAATCTAAGATGGCAAACGAGTACGAATTACCACCACTAGACCTCATAGGATAATGAAAACATTCAAACAATTTGCATCAGAAGCAGGTATCGTCAAAACCGTTGACGGTATGAAAAACTTGACACCAAGTGAGATTGATAAAAGTTTGAATATAATTAAGCGATCTTCCCATGGTAAAGAACGAGATAGAAGGTTCAATACTTTTCTAAAACAAATTGATTACTAATGGCACTCAATCCGTTTTTCTTACAAGGTAGCAAGGGTGAACAGAACTTGTTGAGGGATTTGACTAATGAGACAATCCAAATACACGGTATCGAGTTCATCTACATGCCTCGCACTCTTGTGAATAGCAAGGATGTGATGAGGGAGATTACAAGTTCAAAGTTTGATAAATCATTTCCCATAGAAGGATACATTACATCATACGAAGGATTTGATTCTGGATATAATTTACTTACAAAGTTTGGTGTAAGATCAACAGCAGAGATGAAGATAGTCATATCTATAGAGAGATATGATCAGGGTATTGCACCTTTACTCTCACAGTCTAGACCTAATGAGGGTGACCTCATGTATTTCCCACTAAGGGATATAATATTTGAAATCAAGTATGTAAACGATATAGAAAACTTTTATCAATTACGTGAGAGATACACATACGAACTTACTTGTGAACCATTCGAGTATGAGGATGAGGTCATTGACACTGGTGTCACTGCTGTTGATGATGACTTTGAAGATGAGGGTTACAATGTCACAATGATACTTGGTGATAAGGGCACAAGAGCAACAGCAACAGCAACCATAGGTAATGGTGGTATATACAAAATTGATTTAATAAGTGGTGGTGCAGGTTATACAAATGCACCTACAGTGGTGATTGAACCACCTGATAGTGGCACACAAGCAACTGCAGTAGCAATCACATCCACGTCGGGATCAAGACTCAACACATCATTGAGAGTGTCAAGTGTTCAAATAACAAATCCTGGCGTAGGTTACACACAAATACCAAATATACAATTCATACCTCAAGATGGTAAGGGTATAGGAGCAAGTGCGATTGCAGGTCTTGGAACAAGTGGTGTAATTACAGGTATCACTATAACTAATGCAGGCACAGGATATGTCAATCCTCCTCTTGTTACTGTTAGTTCGCCTGGTGTTGCAGGTGCAGAAGTTGGAATACTCACATCTCGTATCAACACAACCACTAACAAAGTCACAAACATTGACATCTTGAGTGCAGGTCATGGATATACATCTGCACCTGTCATAACTATAGGTGCTGCATCTGAGTTTGGTAGTGGCACATTCAAGTATGGTGAGATCATAACTGGAGAGTCATCTCTCACCACAGCGTTCGTTACTAAATGGGATACTGCAACCAATACATTGCTTGCAAGAAATCTCTCTGGTGACTTTGCAGTTGGTGAAAACATAACTAATGTTGGATTTGGCACTGCGAAATATGCACTAGATAGTATCAACTATGATGACGATGATGCTTACAACTCAGGTGATGAGATTGAAACTCGATCTGACAGTGGCATCTTAGATTTTACAGAAAGAAACCCATTCGGTGAAGTATAATGGTAGGTAATTATTTCTACAACGAGACAATTAGAAAGACAGTAATTGCTTTCGGCACATTGTTCAACAACATCAAAATTAAAAAATTTGCTAGTGACGGTAAAGCAATAAGTCAAATCAAAGTGCCTATTGCATACGGTCCTATGCAAAGATTTCTTGCAAGAATTGAACAGCAATCAAATTTTGATGACAATGTTGCTATTACATTACCAAGATTGTCTTTTGAAATTACATCTTATGCCTATGATCCTAGTCGAAAGGCATCACCTATCACTAAATTTACGGGCAAGGGATCAGATAAACTCAAGCATAAAAAAATATTTTTGCCTGTGCCATACGAAATAGGTTTTAGATTGAGTTTTGCCACTAAGTTACAAGATGATGCTCTACAGATTGTTGAGCAAATATTACCATTTTTTCAACCATCATATAATGTGACAATCAATATGCTAGAAGGTGTTGAAGAAAAAAGAGACATTGCCTTCACACTTGCAAACGTATCATTTTCTGATGAGTATGAGGGTGATTTCTCAACTAGAAGATTTATACAATACGATTTAGATTTTGTAGCAAAGACATACTTTTATCAAGAGGTTCCAACAGACGAATCTGGTGTTATCAAAAAAGTACAAGTCGATTACTCTACTGCTATTAGAGCACCAAGAGCACAAAGATACACAGTTGTACCACAAGCAGTCAAAGATTACAATGATGACACTGCAACCACAATAACAGCAGAGGTAGGTACAAAACAAACTCTTGTTTCAGTATCATCTGCTGCATCATTATCTTCCAATACTTACATACAAATAAATGAAGAGGTCATGCGAATCAGAGAAATCAATGGCACTAATCTACTTGTAGCAAGAGCACAATTTGGTAGTAAAATAGCAGAACATTATGCAGGTGCTGCTATAAGTCAGATAGATGCAGTAGATAGAGATCTTATTGAGGTCGGAGATGAGTTTGGATTTACTGAATCTAGATCATTCTTTGATATAGATGGACTTGAATATAGCACAGTACAAGGCACTGATATCTAAATAATTAAAAAATACCCCGAATCCTCCGAATATTTGCCCTGTAATTATTTGGAAATGTATGTCAAATTCTTATGATGCTATTGATAAAGCACTAGATGTGAAGTCTGAAATTGTTCGTGAAAAAAAGAGAATA